CGGCTACTCCTGAGGAAGCGTTTATTGCATCTGGTACGAACGTGTTCCCTCATCATGCATTGAATAAAGTGTTTGAGCCGTTGCCGGGAACTAAAGGTTATTTGCTGCGTGACGGCAACAAGGTCACGTTTAAAGCCGATCCGCAAGGGCCTATGAACGTGTTTCGTGCGCCGTCTGCCGACGCTGATTGGGGTGTTTATTTTGTGGGTGGCGACCCGACACACACTACCCGTGGAGACTTTGCGGTCGCTCAGGTCATTAACCGACGCACTATGGAACAGGTTGCGGTGTGGCGTGGCCGTGTCGATCCCGGTGGCTTTGCTGAGGAACTGTTTAAGATCGGTTTGTATTACAACACAGCTATGGTCACTAATGAGATCGAAGGCCCCGGTTACATGACTATCGGCAAGCTGCTGGGTATGAACTATCCGAAGATTTGGAACAAAGCACGACCCGACCACACCCCCGGCAAAGTCTCTACCGACCAGTACGGATGGTCCACAACCACGCAATCTAAGCATCTCGCTATGGGTTGGCTGCTGAAAGTCATTATGGATGGGTCGCTTACCATTCACGATCAAGTCACCTACAATGAGATGCTTAACTATGTGACTCTCGACAACGGCGGGTACGGACCGGCCAATGAGGACGGTTACGACGACACTGTAATGTCGCTGGCTATCACGGTGACCTGTCACGCTATGGATTCACCGCTTCTCGCTTATGGTATTCAAGAAGAAACCCCGGAAACAGACAGTTTGTTGCGTCCGTTGCCGTGGGATTCATGGGACAAAGAGGAATAAATGCCTATTTACGAATTTAAATGCACTCAAGATGGTGTGTTTCAAGACTGGCGTGAACTCGGTGACACCACACCACCTTCATGCCCCACATGTTCTGGCGTGATGACACGCAAATATTCGCTGTTCCAACCTAAAATGGATATGCAACCGCATTTTAATGCTGCTGTGGGTCGTTATGTGAACGGAAAGAACGATTTAAACGATGCGTTTAAAACACTTTCTGAGGAACGAACAGAAGCCACGGGAATTGAACACAGGTATGTTGCTGTTGATCCTCGTGAAGCTAAAACAGAACTTGGTGTAACTGACGAAGGTCTGGACGCTACATACGCTAAAATGAGGGATGACGGCATGTCGGAGGCTAAGACACAGTGGCTGTAACGGAAACCCCTAGTCCAATCCAGCCTGAATCAGCTAACCCGCAAGAGCCGGGTTCCGCTGCCGACCCTAAAATACCTAAACTGTCTCCTGAAAAGGAGGCAGCGTTAGCGTCACAGGTTAAAGACCTGTTTTACAAGGCCCGTTCCGCACGCCGGCCTTTAATCACTCAGTGGGTTAAAAACTATCAGATCATGCGTAACCGAACTTGGGGTGACCGGGCTGCGTGGATGCCGAAACCTGAAGTCCCAGAAATTTTTCCGATTGTTTCGTCCCTTACGTCATGGATGACCGACCAGCGACCTACCTTTGATGTGGCTCCCGCAGCGGAACCGCATTCACCGTTCGCAGAGTTTTACGACCAACTCGCCCACGATTTGAAACTGGTGTTGCAAACCAACTGGCAAGTCGAAAAATTTGATCTCGAAATTGAGAAACTTATTTGGGACGGCTGGCTTTACGGCATCGGTATCCTGAAATCGTCTTGGGATCAGAACCGTGTCGGCGGACTTGGCAATGCCATGATTTCCCGTATCGACCCGTTTACGTTTTACCCTGACCCGCAAGCCCGCAACATGGATGACGCCAACTATTTTGTTGAAGTGAAAACGTTGCCGGCTCAGGAAGTTGAACGACGTTTTCCGGGGGCATTGAAACGTATCGGTGACGACGCTTATCAGGATTACACGGAAGAATCACCGACTGTTATCAGTGAAACAACTGGGGCAGCGACGCAACCTAAAGCAAACCCTGGAGCCATTTCGCCGGCCACTGCACCCCGTTACGGACTACCCGGTCAAACCGACCGTATGACCGTCAACGACACCCGTGGCATTACTTTGTTTGAGGCATGGCTACGCACCCCCGTCCACACAGACGCCTTCCCTAGCCTCCCTGAAGACGAATCAGCTCTTTCCGGTCCGTCAGACAAAGAACGTATTTACGATGGCTGGCGATGTGTGGTTATTGCCGGCAACTGTGTGTTAATGGACGAACCCGCAGATGAACTGTGGAACCACGGACAGCACCCATACGACCGGTATGTACCGATTGACACCGGAGAGTTCTTTAGTTACTCAATGGTGGAGATGCTGTCACCCACACAGCTGTCCATTAATCGCCTTTTGGCGGCGATGGAACATAACATTTGGCTTACCGGTAACCCAGTGTTTTTGGAAGACAACCGTGCCGGCATTCAACGCACCAAAATCACTAACAAACCCGGTCAGCGTATTAGTATCAACGCAGGTGGACGGGCCGAATGGTTGAATCCGCCGCCGTTCCACGAACAATTCGCTATGTCACTAATCGGGTTTTATATTGGTGAAATGGAACGCATTTCCGGTCTGTCAGGCATTGTCCGTGGAGCCACCCCCACCGGACGCAACTCACAAGGCGTGCTGGATTCGGTGCAAGAAGCAGCGTTTGTGCGGATCAGGCAGGCATTACGCAACCTTGAAGTTGCTTTGCGTGGCTCAGGCGAAAAAGTTGCTTCTCTGGTATGCGAATTTTATGACAAACCACGTTTGGTGGCGATGATTGGGCCGTCCGGTGAGAAAACTGCCCTCGCCCTTCACCACATGCACTTTTACACGCCCAGCCTCGAAGGTCGTGTCCCCATGCGTTTCCAACTTCTCGTATCAGCTGGTTCACAAACCTCCACATCACGTTCCGCACGGGTTGGAGAAGCCGACGCCCTGTTCGCTATGGGTGCATTGGACACTGAAGCCGTCTTGGAAGCACATGACTGGCCAAACCGCAACATGATTACCCAGCGAATCAGGGAAATGCAGGCAGCTAACGGCACGTTAGGGCAACCCCCTGGCGCACGTCAACGTACACAACGGAAATCCTGATGCCAAACTTTAATGACTCCATGAAAGCCAAAGTCGCGCCGGCAGCCATTAACACTGGTTTGGATAGACCGGCAGGCACAGGGTCAACAAACGATTTGCTTTATGCTAAATGGGGTGGCAGTACAGGCAGCATTAATGACGCTGGCAACACTTATTTTAACACGGTTAGTGGTCCGGCGTTTCGCTCGGCGTCAACGGTAACAACACAGACAACTTCGCTTACTGGCACAATTCCTTCTGGTGTCGTTGCTGGTGACATTCTCATCGCACACGTTCGCATCAAATTTGAACCAAAAGTTGGCACACAAGGTGATATAACTTACGCAGGCTGGACAATGCGTGGTTCCGAGAACGATTACTACGGCGGTTATTGGACTGCCACTTATTCAAGAACCGCCACCGGTTCAGATTCTTCATTGACTTGGACTGGGGGAACAAACTGGCATGGAGCCCAAATGTCGATTGTGGCCCTTTCCGGTGCGACTGCATTGCAGATTTACTATGTGCCAACTGGCATAGCGTCAGACACTTTGTCGGGTCTTGTTGGTGCTTCGATTACCGCCGCCACTTCACCAACGCTTCTTCTTGGATTTTGGAGCAACACATGTGCCGCTATTTCTGGTTTAGGAACCTTGACACCACCGGCCTCAATGACTGAACGAGTGAACTCCGGGTTTTTAATGATCGCTAGTGCTGAACGCAATAACGCCATGATTGCTACACAAACTTTGACGGCTCCTGGTGCAACCGGAACTAGAACCGCAACTGTTTCCAATAGTGCTGCCAACTTTGTTCAAATGATCGTGGTCAGATAATGAGATACATAGTTTCAGGACTTCACCGGACAGGCACTTCGGCACTTGTAAGGGCAGTATCAGAAGCGTCAACACTTGCCCTCCATGCTGACGCTTCTGTGGAAAGTGTCATTAAGTCACGGGAAATTGACCCGGCGTACAATCCAAATCCGGCAGGGTACTTTTCTCACGGCACCATGTTTACTCAGATAGCTGATTGGATTGCTGATACACCCGACAATTCAGTAATGAAAGCGGCACCGGAAGCGTTTCTAAACGGGGCCGGCACTGAACCTTTAAAGGTTATTCTCACCAGCCGTCCGCAATCCGAAATTGAATTGTCTTTTATGAAAGCTTTCGGTATGGATGTGCCGGAATTCCGGTACACAGCCCGCATTAACGCCGAAAACATCCTTAAAACAGCCGAAAACGTTGATTTAACTATCATCGATTTTGCTGATTTGATCGCTGACCCGACCGCTGTTTTCACTGATTTGGCAGCGAATAAGTGGCCTATCGACATTGATAAAGCCGCATCCACCATTGACCCGACCCTGTATCGCAACAAGTAAGGAAACCTGATGCCTGATCTTGGATCATCTAACACCCCTGTCCCCATGCCCCGTGATTATGTGGGCGGACCAGACCAGTTTGCTGTTGTCCGTGTCATTGACGGTCACAAAACGTTTGCTGTAGGCGAAGAAGGACGTAACTGTTATTACCCTAACGGTGACCCTGATGCGTCATCGGAAACCGGTGAAGTGTCTTACGACTTTTCACCTGAGGAATACTAATACATTCCACTGCATTAAACATTAAATGCCGTACACTTGTGTTCGGTCCCTCACACTTTGGAGATTAACTATGCCCAACGAGGCGAAGATTCAGAGCAACACCGGAAATGCACAGATCAAGAAGGTTGGCCACACGGCTACTACGCTTTTTGGTTCGAACCCTGACGCTAAGGGTCCGACGAACAGCAAAACCCCCCGTGACCTTTCCGCTAAGTGATCTGACCATTTAAGGATCAGTTGTGCCTACCACCCGTACAGATAATACGTTTCAGGAAGCTCTTATGAAAATGCTCCGCAGCCTTGCGGACATGAAGGTGCTTCCCGATGCCGATTTGGAATGGGTGCTGGGGATTGAAATGGAAGTTGTTCAAAAACTGCGTGAGCCTATTGATCTTATGCAGCAGCAAGGAACAACTGGTGTGCCTGGAATGCCCCCAATGTCCGGCCCTATGGGTCCAATGGATCAGGGTATGGGTGGCGGTATGCCTCCTATGCCTATGGGTCCACCTCCGGGTGGTCCGATGATGGGTGGCGGCGGCGTTCCAGGCATCCGCAATGAAGCACCAATGCCAAATCCCGACGAACTTCGTCGGCTTCTAACACAGGGGTAAATTAAAACATGAGTATTGAGGACGCTTTCGCTCCCGGCGACGCATACGACGATAATCAGTCACTAACAAACCGTGAAGGTTTGGATGCTGCAACAGGCACAGCCGCTGACGGTGTAGACACCGCACCGGGTATGACTGTAGCGGATATGGCTTCTGAACTCGCAGAGTTTTTCACTGAACGAGATCAGGGTTACGAAACACCGGTTATTGAAGAAATCGAAGCCGACCGTGACGTGGACGCTGAAGTTGATTTGCGTCCCGACAACGATCAAACCGTTTTTGACCCGGACGAGCAGCCACTTCCTGTTCAGGAACCGGACACTTATTCCATTAATGGCCGAGACATCAGTCGTGACGAAGCGAACCAGCTTTTAGCTCTTTACGACTGGGCTGCGACCCTGCCCCCAGAGTCTGCACAAGCAATCAACGATGTGCTTTCTGGTCAGTATTATCTTGCACCGGTTGACAGTACCCCATCCGCGCCGGCCCCCACCGCGGCGAGCGGCAGCGGCCCATCCCCGGCCACCTTTACCCCTGGGGTGGCTGGGGTAGGGCAGACTTCTGTTCCTGCTATTGACCCTAACCGGTTTGTTGACCCGGAACTTGCCCAGTATGTGCAGCAGGTCACTGACCAGCAGAACGCCCTTATCGCTCAGCAGCAGCAGCAGCTCGCTGATTATCAGGCGCAGCAGGCGCAACTTGCTTCGTATCAGGCGCAGCAGGAACAAGACCGTCTGATGCAGCAAGTTCAGGTCGGTCAGAACACGTTTTCTGAAACACATCCTGACTTCACCCCCCAAGACATTGATGCTCTTGTTAATCAGGTCGCTTCCCTCCAAATTGTTCCTTCACTAATGAAGAAGCATGCAGGGAACGCAGCGGCAGCAATGTCTGAAGCAATGGAAACGGCACTGTGGGCTACCCCGCAGTTCCGTGACCGTGCCATTCAAGCACAAATCGATCAGTTCGCACAGACCACTGAGCAGACCGCACAGAAGAAGCGGAAAGCTAGTGCTTTGTCAGGTTCAAGCGGATCAGTTGCCCGCACCGCCCCCGACGCCCGTCCTATGACGAAGGCTGAGCGTGAGCAGGCAATGATTCGTGAAGTCGCCAACGCTATGAACGGTGCTGAAGGCTAATGCTTTCAGTTTCCTTCATTCGTGGTGAACGGCACCCACATCGGGGGCCATCCTTAACCCCAACCCCTTCGGGTACCACCCCGATGAAGGAGGCATGACACGATGGCAACTCCCATCGGCAGCAACGTCGTCACCGCCATCTCCCGGCATTACATTATGCCTGAGATCGTTGATAACATTTACAACAGCAACCCGATCTTCTTCCGTCTGAACAAGGCAAACAAGCGGATCGTGCGTGGTGGAACTCAAATCGAAGTTCCTCTCATGTACTCGCGTTTCGGTACCGGCGGAGCCTACTCTGGCTTTGACCTCCTGAACGTGGCCCCGTCCGACACCATCAAGAATGGTTCGTGGGACTGGAAGCAGCAGTATGTGAACGTCACCGTTGACGGTCTTACCCTCATCAAGACTGACAACCCGCAGGCTGTCGCAAACTTCATTCAACTCTATTTCGCTCAGGCTGAAATGGAAATGGCTGAAAACCTTGCGACCGGTCTCTGGTCTGACGGCACAACCAACACGAAGGACATTGACGGCCTTAAGGGTTCAGTTGATGATGGTACGGTTCTTGCCACCTATGGTGGTCTGTCCCGTTCCGCTAACACTTGGTGGAAGTCACAGGTCGATTCAACGACTTCGACTCTTACCCTTGCAGCCCTTCAGTCCATGTTTGGTTCGGTTTCCCGTGCAGGTCGTCACCCGTCGATCATCTGCTCACGTCAGGAACAGTACAACCGTTTCTGGAACCTCAACGTTGTTACCCAGCAGTTCCCGACCCAGCCTTCAGGTATGGACGAGCAGCTTGCGGCAGCCGGTTTCACAAACCAGTTGTTTAACGGTATCCCGTGGGTTGTTGATTCACATTGCTTTGACGGTCCTAACTCGTCGAACTCGGCTATTGTTATGCTCAACGAAGATTTCCTGTACTGGGCTGTTTCTCCTCGCGCAGATTTTTACCTTGAGCCTTTCCAGTCGCCAGTTAATCAGGACGCTATGGTCGCCAAGATGCTTTGGGCCGGCAACCTTATTAACACGAACGTGTCCCGTCACGGCAAGCTCACGAACATCTCGGCGTAAGGGAGGCTGACTAATGGCAGCCACAGTTACGTCCGTTTTTTCGGGCAGCATTCTTGGAGCAAAGCAACGTGTTTCGGTTACGACCATTACCGGTGATTCATCGTACGCCACTGGCGGCTATGCGATCACCGCTAACCAGGTCGGTTTTAGCCGAATTACCGCTGTTCTTGCTGTAGGCGCAAACACCGGTTACGTCCCCAGTTGGGATCAAACCAACCTGAAGCTGAAGGTTTTCTACGCCGACAACAATGCCGCCGCAGATTCAGCCCTCATCGAAGTCCCGGCAGCAACGGACCTCTCGGCAGTTTCATTCACTGTACTTGCATTCGGAATTTAGGAGATAAACCGAAATGGCAGAACGTCAACTCAATAACCCCTCGGGTGCTTTCGGGTATTCGGGTCTTAACGCAACGGGTTTCCGTACGGAAATTCCAATGCCTACCGCAGCAGCCATCACCGGTGTGAAGGTTGTTTCAATTAATGGTTCTGGTCAGGTTCTGACTGCAACCACCAGCGTCGCCCCGGCTCTTGCTTTCGGTGTTAGCACCGGTTCAGCAGTGTCCGGCGGTGTCGTCCCTGTTGTGACTTATGGCATCATTGAGAGTGTTCCTTCTGATGGAACGATCGCTGTTGGTGCTGTCCTGAAGCGTTCCGGCACCACTGCCGGTTCGGTGATCGATGCTACTTCTTCGGCTGCGCCGGGTGAAGTTATTGGTATCGCTCTCACCGCCGCTTCGGGTACAAGCACTTGCACGGTGCTTGTCGGTCATCGAGGCTGATACACGCAGTAAAGCTGATACACGCAGTAAAGTAGTAAACCCGCTGTCGCTCACCGCACCCATTTAGGAGTTTTACAATGCAACAAATTCTTCGTTTGAAGAACGTTGGAACCGACCGTTTCAGCGACATGTACGACAATCAGAAGTACACGATTGAGCCTTCCGGCGAGACTCTTGCCCCGTATGAGGCTGTTTGTTTGTGGCTCGGTGACCCTGAGTCCCGTGATTATGATGCGCGTCGCCGTGACCGCACTGACGAGTATGAGCGTCTTTCTACTCGTCTTGGTGTTTACCATGACCAGCATTTGTTTGAAGCTGCCCGTCCGAAGCTTGAGGTTTGGACTCTTGACGGTCAGCGCATCACGACTGTTACGGAAGACCCGACTGGTTCGGGTATGACCATTAATGTGTCGGCTGATTCGACGACTGAAGCGATTCTGCGTGACCAGTTGGATTCGATGAAACAGCAGATGGACGCTATTACGGTAGCCCTTGAGTCATCCCCTGATTCACAGAAGCTCGTATTGGACGCTGTAAGCCCCGAAGACGCTTCTGTAGCCGTTGACCCTAAAGCACCCCTTGATTCCCCAATCATTCCCGTAGACGACTCTGAGGCACCTTCTGAAGACGGTCCCCCGGCAGACGCCCCTTCAAAGGTGAAGGTCGGAACCCGTGCCAGGGCCAAGTGACATCCTAGAACGCCTAACAGCATTAAACGAAGAACTCACCTCAGCGTATTTGGAGTTGGCGGAACTCCAATGCGCTGAACGTGAAGGCAAACTCGAAACATGGGTGCAACTCAACTCGCAAGGCGGCGAAACAATCGCCTCCACAGACCGAAAAACCGATCATGCAGTGTTGCCACTCTCGCAAGACATTTACAAACTTAAGGCAGAAATTCAGGCATGGCAGGAAGAACGCGACCATCTACGCTTCCTTGTTGACATGACATTGAAGCACAACTAATAGGAGACACAGATGGCAGCAGGCCAGGGAGTAGAGGAATACATTGAGATCAGTGATTTCACTCCTGGTTTGCAGTCCGACTATCTGTCCTACGCCACCACAGCAGGCCCATCCAATCAGGACGGGTACTGTCAGGTAACCGAAACATACGGATGTTTTGGCGGCAAATTCGGTGGTTTGCATCCTGCGCCACGACTTGTCGCAACTAAAACTCAAGCTCTGTTTGACTCGACCACAGCGAACTATCCGACAGCCGGCGAGAAACGACATCAAATCGTAGCCACCTATCTGATGTCCCCAGTATGGCCGGCATCAGGTACGTTGACCGTCAAAGGCGATGTCAACACGTTCAACTACACTGGCGAACCAGACCAACTATTTGTTGCGTTTAACTGGTATTACTCTGATTCTGCTGTAGCTGGAACTTGGAACCGTAAATACCGCCTGGAATCGTACCGTCCATTTAGGGCTGCAAACGACCAAATCACTATTGACACATTAGCTAACAGTGTCACATCAGCTCAGGTTGCGTTTCCGTCAACTCAACGCCGATACGGATTTGCGTCCATTGACGGCACTAGAAGCAACATTACGTCAGCAACCATACCAGGATCAGCGCACATTGTTTATTCAATGGCAGATTGGACTTTGAACAAAGTCAACGGAGCATGGCCAAACCCAACAAACCTGTACAGCAACACAGCAACCCGTTCGTTAACCACAGGAACCCAATACAATCAAGCTGTTGTTTCCCATCAGGGCCGTGTCGTTTTTATTGAAAATCAGAACAACGCTAACTGGGCTGCCGGCGGAGAACCCAATGTTCTTGGTCAGCCTTTCGGGGTAAGCGGTGTGGTTCCCGCAGGGGAATCTATCGGCTGGTCCGACCCCAACGCGTTTATTGCCACCAACGTCACGTTTAATGCTTCACTGTTTGTTGAGGAAAACCCGACCGGGTTTGGTACATGGCAGTCAATGAACGCTAACGAACTGTTTTTGGTTAAGAACCGTGGCGGTGGTGTTGTGGTTCGTGGCGATGTTGCTCGCCCCACAGTCGTCCGTTTGCCGGGTTTGCCGTCAGTTTACGATGCCACTAATAAGGGTGCGTTGACCGATAAAGGGTATGTGTACGGTACCCGTAACGGTGTTTACCGTTGGAACGGTGCCGACACAGCCGACGATCTTTCCCCTCAAATGGGTGGCTCCAATGGTGGATGGTTTTGGAAAACCGACGACGACGAAACCGATTTGTTGTGGCCTGGTGCGTTGCACGGCACATTCTCCTACGCCCCACCGCTAGTTGTTGCCCCCAACAACTTTATGTACAACACGGAAACAAACTCGTGGTGGAGAATTCACCCAACCCCGACACAGAACGAAACGACCGGCAAGATTTTTGCTCACTGGCAAACATCCACGTCAGGGCGTTTTTATGGTATCCCCGCATACATTTCGGATACTCAAACAACAGTGTGGTC